GCTTTTATAGTCGATTATATGCATTTCTTTTTTGATTTTAATAGGCTTATCTATAAAACCCATGATATGATATTTAGGTTTTTCATTTGTAATATCAAAATCATACTCTGGCTTAACTATTTCTCCGCCTTCTCCAAAGAAATCATTCTTAAGACCAACTAAAATCATATCATTCAATAGTTTATAATTACTTTCATCTAACTTAACTTTTTCTGATAATTTTTTAACTAATCTATCTACTCCTTCGTCTCCATCAATAGCATTCTTTTTTATTATTCTTTTGTAATTTTTAAGATGCCTTTTATCTAAAAGTAATTCAAAAACCGTATGACAGATTGTACCTCTTAATGCTCCATCGTTTTGACTTTGAGGAACTTTAGTATGATAATTGTTCCAATAAACCCAAGAACAAGTTTCAAGAGTTTTGATTCTAGATGCAGAGAGTGTTTTTAGAGATTGTTTTTCCATTGTAATATTTCTTCTTTATTCATCTCTCCGAAATCTTTTTTATTTGGTAAAGCTATTTTTAATTGTTTATCATCAAAATATCTTTTCAGTCTTGAATAGGTTTTTTCTGCACCAATGTTACCAGCGTTATTTTTATTTGAATCATTATTCAGACTAATATAAATCTTTTTAATATCAATCTTTAAAAGATAATTTAAAATACCCAAACTAAGACTTGTGCCAAATGTAACTAGAGTATTTTTAATTCCTACTTGATATAAGCTTAACATATCTCCAATACTCTCAATAAGAATTACTTCTTTTTGAGTTTCTATCTCTTCTGAGTTTAAGAATAGTGGATAAACGAAATCATTCTTTTCGCCAAGATGTTTCCATTTAATCTTAGAAAGATTTGTGATATCTCTGCCAGAAAATCCTATGATATTATTTTTAATATCAAATATAGGGAAAACGTATCTGTTTTTCATCTTTCCAGCTTTACCAACTCCACCTTTAAATTGAGATAGAGTTTCGTTGTTGATATCTCTTTTGTTCCAATAAGAATGATTGTTTTCTAAATTAGATAATAAATCTAAATCAAACTTTTTTGTAGATTTAAGAAGGGGTTTTGAGATTTCTTTTGGCTGATGAAATGTAAAATTTTTATCTTTTAGCCATTCTTTAGCTTTACTTGGATCTTCTAGCTTTAAAGTCATACCGACTAAAGAGCTAAAATCTCCGCTAATATTTTCTTTAAAATCAAACCAATGACCTGTATCTTTATAAATCTTTAATACAGTATCGTTATCGCTATCTCTATAAAGAGGTCTAGTTCTATATTCTTTACCACAATCTTTTAATTTATATCCCAAATCAGTTAGGATTTGATAAACATTTACTTGATCCATTCTAATGCCTCGCTTATTACAGGAAATTCTTTAATAAATATCTTCTTGCATTTCTCTGCAATAAGTCTATGTTCTTTTTGGGTATTTTGTTCTGTTCTTAATTCAATGTAATGAATCCAACTTCTAAGTGAACCTTTCATGTACATTGTGGTTTGAGTTGTTAAAGGCAATATCATTCTAGCTACTTCTTTTGCAACTCCATTTTCAATCATTGTATCATAACAATGTTGAGAAAGTGATAAAGATTCTATAAGAAGCTCATTGACTTTATCGTATGCATCCGTATTTGTGTTCATAAGAATCTCGCCTACTTGTCTATTCTTGTCTCCTTGCAAACGAAGTTCAATATCTTCAAACTCATTTGCGATACTATATCTTTGGCTAAACTCTTGGAAACTAAATGATCTGTGCCTTAGAATTTGAGCAGCGATTCCACGGCTTGTTTTAATTTCAACGCACATATCAACAAGTTCAAATGGACTCCAATGTTTATGTTTAATTAGAAATTTTAAAAGCTTTGGAGCGGTTTCGACATTCATTTGATTTGATGGATTACTAACTCTAGCGCAAAACGCAACTAAATCTTCTGCATTTTTAATTCCTTTAATTTCTGGTTTTGTAACTGATACTAAATCTACGTTCATAGTAATTCTCCATCATTGGCATTTTGATCATTTAATTCGTATTGTTCTCTTTGTCTTTCTGCGACATCGAGTAATGATCCTCTTTCTTCAATGTTGAAATTTGTTACTTGATAATTAAGATAATTTTGCGCCCAAGTTTCCTTGCCAGTACAATCTAGTCTTCTTACTAAATCTTGGTGACCAGCAGCATCTTTTCCTTGGAATCTGGTTTTAGTTGGAATTAGTTTATGAGTTCCAAATGCTTGACCATCAAGAGTAACCTCATCGAGAGTCTTTCTTCTAAAGATCGCTACAAATGATGCGAACCATTGTAATCTATCTGATAGCGAGATTACAGAGCTATCATCAACAACTTCGCTAGCTTTTCTATTAAAACTTTCTCCACTTCGATTTAACTGCATCGCAGTAATAATTGGACAATGAATTTCTTCTGATATTCTTTTGAGCTTATCAATCTTATCACCAATCGCTTGATGCTCTGCCCAATTTGCGCCAACTTTCTCGCCAGTTAATTTAATATAATCATAGGCGATCATCGCCTGATTTCCGCGACCGACTTTAGAAAGATACCATCTGCGGATAATAGAACACACTTGATCAATATTTTTATTTCCCACATGATAATGAAAGTATTCGTAAGTTTTTACTTTTGCCCAAGCTGCTCTTACTTTTCTGGTCATCTCTTCATTCTTACGCCAATTACCAGTTTCAAGATACCATACTGGAACATCTGTTAATGAAGCCACCATTCGCAATTGAATATCTACAGTTTGCATTTCGGTATCAAGAATAAGAGTTTTAGTTTTATTTTTTGGATTGATTGAAGTCTTAAAACAAATATCATTTAACCAAGTTGATTTACCTTGACCAGGTCTACTTGCAATTGCATAAATATTTCCGTTCTTTAAACCACCATACATTCTATTAAATTCAGAATATGGAGTAATTAATCCAGTATCTTCTTTTGGAGAATTACCAATCTCTTCTACAAGATCTTCAACTTCAGCGAAAATATTAATTGGTACATCATTTTCTGAATATGCTGATATTTTCTTATTATAAATTTGATCAATCTTGCCAATAATTTCATCCATCGAATCTTCTGAGTTCTTATTTACATAATCTTTAAGCTTATCTGCTGTTTGAGATATTTCTCTGCGAACTCTTAATTTAATTAATTCCTTACAAGCTGTCATTGTAGCTTCTTCTGTGATCTGAGAAAAGCTCAAATTATCAATATAATCAAATATATTAATCTCGTCTTTAAATGTAATACCAAGATTCTTGATCTTTTCAGCTAATAGAACTTTATCTACGTTTTCGCCCTTATGCTTAATATTTTTAAATACAGTATATATTGATGAGTGAACATCATTATAAAAGTCATTTTCAGTTAAAAATACATCAATATCTGCAAATAGGTCTTGATGCCTTAATAAACCGCTTAGTACATGTCTTTCTACTTGTAAAGAGTATATCATCCAGTTTTATATGATACCAAAGTAAAAATTAAAAGTCAAGTGTTTTAATCTTTATCTTCTTCTGAATCATCAAAATCGTCTTCTTCTAAATTTTTCTTTGCTATTTGATCGGTTGTTGCTTCTAGATTTAATTGATCTACGCTTTGACTCCAAGTATTAACATAATATAAAAGTGCCATAGCATTTATTTGATTATCAAATTTTGTATATACTTGAGGTTCGCCCTTACTGGAAAAATTAAACATTATATATCCACCAAAACTGCATTCATCAATTTGCTTTAAAAGGGATTCTGGAAAATTGAATTTTTTCTTGTTTGTCACCAGATAATTTTACACTTAAATAATTAAAATTCCACACTTTTCTTCTATATATTGTGGTGATAAATTTTTTAGATCACTCTCGTATAGTTCTAGGAATTTAAATTCATTCATTTCAAGCCATTTTTCTTTTTTAACATCTCTTTTAATGCTTTGGAGATATTTTAATCTAGAATTATCATGAAAGAACTTGTTAAAGCTCTCATGTTGATCACCCTGTATCTCAACTGCTATCTTTTTAGTTGCATTTAATATATCAACTTTAAGCATTGTTCCATAAACTGGAAACTCCTCATATACAATATGATTTTTCCAATAAGGATAAAAGAATTGCTTGAATTTAAATTGCAGTTTACTTCTGCATTTTCCATCCCAATCTACAAGGTAATTTCTTACGTTCTTATTAACGAGCGTGCCGTTAATATTTAATAATCTCATGACGCAAGAGTTTTAATAAATTTATTATAAAAATAATCTACGATTGGTTTATTTTCTTCTAGATAAGCTCTTAGATTATCAATACCTTGATGTTGCTTCTTTAATTCTAAATTAGCATTTTTAAGTTCTTCAATAATCTCATCTGAGAAAGTAACCCATGCACCCTTTGCAGTAGCAAATTCCCAAGAAACAATTTGGTCAATGACTTCATACTCTCTCCAAACAGAAGATCCATCTTTACGACCATATTTGATTGGATATTGAACCTTAGAATTCGTAGATTCATTTGTGGACTTTTTAATTATAATCTTAACATTATGTCCAATAATTTTATTCTTAATTGGGTCATATTTATCATTTGGTTTTTCTAGAATTAGATCTTTGTTAAACTTTGGTTCAAATTCAAGAATCCAATTAGCAAAATGTAATAATGCGTTTCCACCAGTAGCGGTCGTTTGGCGAATATCTTTATTCGCAGCATAAGGATCAAGTTTAATATCAGATCGGACTTGACTAATAAAAATAGCCATATGACCACGCTTAGAAAGGGCGAGAGAAATCTTCTTCATTAACATTGATGAAATAACTGCGCCTCCTGCAACCTTTGTAGCTTCTGTCATGCTTTTTTGAGAGTCACCTTTGGTCATTAATCCGTCAACTGAATCAAGAATAAATATATATCTCTTATTCTCATCATTAGATTGAATAAGATCTTTCATCAATTCAGAAACTGTTTCAAAAATATTACATTCAAATACAAAGCAAGTTCCATCAACCCATTCTTTAGGATCAGTTACAAACTTAATTCCAGAACGATCTTTAATTTCTTTACTCAATCTTCCTTCCGCTTTAAAAAGTAAAGCTCTGGAATTTTCTATTGTTTTAAGAAAGTTCTTTGTTACTTCAAGTGCTTCTGATGTTTTTCCACCTTCATTCATTCCAATAAATCTATGAAGTCCGGGGCAAAGACCACCGCTAGTAGCGATATCTAAATTCAAGCTACCAGTAGAAACCTTGTAATAAATCTCATCTTCAAAGTTATAATGATCTTCTTTATTGTCTTTTAAAAATGATAGTAATCTATCTGATGCACTTGGACCAGATGATTGTTCGATTTCTTCTTTAGGTTTTCTTGCCATATCTTATAAATTCTAGCAGAGTTTTAGGTTTTTTGCAAATGTTTTTATCTTCATTTACTTTATTTTCCTCTAACTCTACCTTCTCCTTATTTAAATTTAAATTAAAACTTTCATATTCTTTTAATATAAAAGCTTTGCCCTCTGGTTTAAGAAACCAAGCTAGTGAAGGCGGTGGACTTCCTAACTCTTTGAGATTATCCCAAAAATCAAAAGAATTAAATCTTTTAACTAATCTTTGAGCGATTTTAATCTCTCTTGGCCAATTAACATTTCCTTTAACAAATTTTTTAACTACTAATTGACAAAGTTTATGGTTTACTGTTTTCAATATCCCATCTTACCATTTTTTCAACCAGCTTGTCAAATGAAATTTTTGGTGACCATCCTAATTCTGTTCTTGCTTTATTTGAGTCTCCAAGAAGAAGCTCTACTTCTGCTGGTCTATAAAATTTTGGATTTATCTGAACAAGAACTTTACTATCATCAGAAATATACATAACATGTTCATTTTCACCAATCCATTTACCATTAATTCCAGCGATAGTAAATGCCTTTTCAACAAACTCCTTAATTGTGTGAGTTTCATTTGAAGAGAAAACGTATTCTTGTGGTGTGCCATTATAGTTTTTATTATAGTGGTCTTGATTAAGCATCATCCATACGCCTTCTACAAAATCTTCTGCATCACTCCAATCTCTTTTTGCTTCGATATTTCCTAATTCTAAAGGAGTGAATTCTTCATGATTTTTAATTGAATTAAAAATTCGAGCTACATTTTTCGTTACTTTTCTGGTAACAAACTCTTCTCCTCGTCTTGTACCTTCATGATTAAATAACCATCCTTGGATTGCGTATAAATTATAAGAATCTCTATAAACTTTAATTAATTGTCTTGAAGCGGCTTTGCTTGCTCCATATGGGCTTCTTGGTCTTAATGGATGCTTTTCGTCTTGTGGTGCATAAAGAATATTTCCAAATTCTTCGCTTGAACCAGCTTGATATAAACGACAAGAAGGTTTGTAAAGTCTAATAGCTTCTAGAATATCTAAAACACTCGTAGAGTTAGCTGCCCAAGTTTGTCTAGCAAAATCCCAACTACTTGCAACAAAACTTTGTGCAGCAAAATTAATAAAATAATCTGGTTGTATTTTTTCTACTGTTCTAGCTATTGCATGCGGATCAGTCAAATCAAAGTTAATCAAATGAAATCTATCAGAATTAATATGCTTAATGTTTTCATGATTATAAACGCTTAATCTTCTGACTCCACCAAAAATAAGATAATCAGTATTCTTAAGCAAAAAGTCTACCATATGACTACCATCTTGACCAGTAACTCCTGTAATAACTACGGTTTTTCTTCCATTAATTAATTTACTTGCATCTTCAATATTTAAAATATTCGCTGTATCTATCTTTTTCCCATGATAAGTTTCTTGAAAATTTTTACTCATATTATATATTATGATCTATTTTTATAAAATTCAACAGTTTGTTTTAAACCTTCGTTAAAAGAAGTTTTAGGATGCCAATTTAATTCTTGGCTTATTTTTGCATTATCTATAGCATATCTAAAATCGTGTCCTTTGCGATCTTCTACAAAAGATATATAATCTTGAGGATTAACATTTAATACTTGGCAAATATCATTAATAATTTCTAGGTTTGTTTTTTCGCAATTTCCACCTACATTATAAGTTTCTCCAATTTTGCCATTATTTAATACAAACCATACTGCTTCACAATGATCCTCAACAAAAATCCAATCTCTTATATTTTTTCCGTTGCCATAAACAGGTATTTTT